AGAACAAAACATCCTTAATGAACTAACAATTGAAGTAGAACCTACTTTTGGAGCACTGTATATAAAAATTAAATTATTATTTTGAGATTTATGAATATTTAAAACCTCATTCAAACTGTTTAAAATTTTTATTTTTTCATTACTATTAATAAAATCAAATACATTTTTAGATTTTTGAGTATTTAAATTTATATTTACATAAGAATCATTATTAATATTTTGAGATATCATGAATTAATTATATATTTAAATAATAAATATTGAACAAATAACGTATTAAATTATTTCTAAATATAATAAAAAATAATCAAAATAGCAAAAATTTATAATATAAGTTTTTAATTTTTTAATTTATATTATAAAAAAATCGTAGTGATAAATATATTATAATGATACATTAGTTAAAGGTGATTTATTAGAGTAAAAATGTTTATTCATATATTTTTGAATATTGAAATAATTTAAATTATCCAATTCATCGCCCTGAACTCCTAAGAGAGTTTTCAATTTTTCATCAGGAACAATCTTGTTATTATTTTCTAATAAATTATTTGTTTGAATATATTTTACTAACATCTTGGAAACTTCAGTTCGCGCAATTTCAAACCCTTCTGGTTTTTCTAGAAAGTCACATAATTCTTTTGTTACTTTTGTTGGTTTGGCAAACCCAGATGGTGCTCTTTTACTCTTAAGTTTTAGTTTTTGTTTATCCTTTTTCAAATTTTTTAATTCTTTTTTAACACACTTTTCAACACTTTTAACTTTTTGCTGTAAATTATTAATCTGCATTTTAAATAATGTTAAACTATCATTAATAGTATTAAATTGTTCAACAATTAAATTTAAGGTTTCATATTCTGAATCATTTACAACATTTTCTTCGTCACTCATAATAAATATAAATGTTATTAGATTTTAAATTGTTTTAAAGTAAAATAACATTTAAATTATTAATAGAAATAATAATTATTATATTTAATATAACTAATAATTATTAAATAAATTACATAAATTTATATATTTTATATATTTCATGTTTTAGAACGTGTTAGAGGTCTATCTGATTTCTTTGTTTTAGAAACATAACTCCAATTATTCTCTTCTTCACGCGGAACCTGACTTTTAATTTTTTGCGTTTTATAATTTCTTGTAGGGGGTGCTACCGATCTTGGCTTTATAATATTTGATTCATTTTTATTTTCATTTTTATTTTCATTTGAATCTGAATATTTATACTGAGTTCTTGCTGAACGCAAATCACGTCTGGTTTCACACATTAATTTACCTCCTTTAATTCCACATACTTCTCCCGCTTGAAATTCATGTGTTTCAGTTTTAGTTTCAGATAATCCAAATTCAACATATTCACCTTGAACTAAATATTTGTATTGTTCAGAATCAACCTTAATTGAACTATGATGAACAAAAACATCATTACCAGACTTTGGTCCATCTGTTACAGTTATAAAACCATATCCAGCCTTATTATTAAACCATTTAACACGCCCAAAAAATCTCTCTGTGGAGGATAACACGGCGGAAGTTGAAACATCAGCGGGAATACTTGACATAGCTATAATTATATAGAATATGATAGCTTTATATTATTTTTTAAAATAATAATTATTATATTTCAATACTTAATTTCATTTGACATTATATTTATTAAATAATCATAATCTGGTTTTTCTTTAAATTCTAATAAATGAATATATTCTAACATTCTCTTTATAAAAATAGGAATTTCTAATTTTTTTTTAAAATTCTCTTTTAAAATATTTATTTCAAATAATGATTTACAATTAAACCAATCAAGATTACCTAAAATCATATTTGCGATTACATAAACTCCAGATTCTAAATCATCTCTCCGACTTGGTTCTATTCCTTTATGAACATTTATACTAACAAAATTAGGCGAACCAATTATTTGTTTAATAGTTTTTTGTTCTATATGTTTTCCATTATAATTATATCTTTTACATAATCCAAAATCAATTAGATATATTTTGTTAGTTTGTTGATCTAAATCAAACAAAAAATTATCTGGTTTTATATCTCTATGTAATAAATATTTATTATGTATATGTTTAATCCTTTCAATTATTTGAATACCAATTAATAAACTGTTTTTTAAACTAGTGTTTTTTCCATTTTTTAGTATAGATGGGCCAAGTAAATTAATTACTAAATAATTTATATTTTGGGTAGTTCCAAACCATTTTAAATTTGGAATACCTTCCATTTTTCCCAAATATTGATATATTTTTGCTTCATTTTTCAGACTTGTAATATTATTATTTTTTGTTTCTACTTTAATAGCAACTAATACATTACTGCGTATATTTACTGCTTTAAAAACTTTACCAAAACACCCTTCATTAAGTTTTTCAATAATTCTATATTTATTAGCAATAATTAACATGTAAATTAAATTATAATTATTATATTTTTACATTTATATCAAAACATAAAAATATATTTATTTTTGATTCATTATAACATTATAGTAATAGTATTCAAATTTTGAAAATGATGTATATTTTAATGGAATATTTGTTAATGAAGAAATTTCATCAATCATTATTTGACATTGATCAACACTAATATTTTTAGGTATTTTAAATTCTACAATATCTATATCCATTATATGATATAAATTATTATAATTAAATTCAATATTACAGTCAATTGTAATTCTAATGGATGGATTTCTTTTATATATAAAAGATAAACGTTTATATGTATTATAAAAAATAGGTTTTATTTTATTTTCTTTAATTTTATTTAGAATACTTATTATCATATCTTTATTTTCAGTTTCAACTGATTCTAAATCAACTATATTATAATGTTCATCTATTAAAGTTCTTATTTTTGTACCTCCTGGGAATTTAATTTCAAAATAAATTCCAGGTTGAAAGAAATATTTTCTTATTCTAATACATTTAGGTAAAGGAATATTTAAACTATTTATTCTATTTTTTAGAACATAAAAATCAGAATAGTCATAATATGTTGTATATAAAATATCACAATAAGTTCCATTCATAATAGAAGGTACAAATATATTATCTAATTTTATAAGTTTAAACTTATCATTATTATTAATAACACATTTATATGTTTTTCTATCTATTACACTATCCTTTTTAGAATCATCATAAATATAACCATTAGTAGATGAACATTTTTGTAATGAATCATAGCATATTTTCTTATTACATGAATTATTTAAAAATTTATTAACAATATTAAAGTTAAATTTATTTTTAAATATAAAAAATATCACTGTAAATAATAAAATAAAAATAATAAAAATAATAAAAATACTAATTTTTTTCATGATGTATATATTTAAATTATATAAAAATTAAATAAACAATAGTTTAAATTATTATCTAAAAATACTATATAATATTTTATGAAAAGATTTACTAATTTAGAAATATTACTAATATTAATAATATTTGTTAGTTTGATTGTATTAATTATCCAATATTATACAACTTTATTTAATACAAAGGATAACTTTGAAAATAATAAAGTAATGTGTAATGATAAAGGTACTCCTAACAAAATCCACCAAAATGTTCTTTATAAAATACATGAACAATTTAAAAAAATAAGAGATAATAATCATGTATTATCTCGTAAAACAGAAAAAAGTCATTTTATATTTCCAGCAAAAGGACCAAAAAATATTTTTATAATTAGACATGGTGAAAAAATAAAATCCAAAGTAGCTTTGGATACTAATGGTATATTAAGATCTACATATATTCCTTCATTAATTGAAGATTTAAATGAAAAAGGGTATGGTATACATAATATAATAACAGCAAATGATTATTCTTCTATGCATCAAGAACAAACAGTTTTATTGACTTCATGGTTATTTTCAATCCCATTATTTATATATGGTGATTATACTGAACCTGAAATAACAATAAAAACACTTTTCAAAAATCCATACTTTAATGGTAAATCAATATTAATCTGTTGGGAACATGGTTGTATTCAAACGTTATTAAAATATATTATAAAAATAGGTAGTAAGGAAAAAGGTTTGAATAATTATATATTTAAAAATCCAGAAGGTACATCAGAATTACCATATTGGGATACAAATAATTATAAATCAATATATCATTTTGATGATAATTTAAATTTTAGTATTTTAGATGAACCTTTTACAACTTGTTATCCAAAAGATAATAATCTAATATTATATGGTAAAAAACAAAAATGTGGTAAATTAAAAGAATAATAAAAATTATTTATATAAATATAAAATAATAAGTTAAGAGTAATGAGTTATCAAGATATTGTACCTTTAATAATAACAGAAATTGTTGGTGATTTTGGTTTTCAAAAATTTGCTAATGGAGGAGGAGTTTCAGCATTTGCTGTAGGTTTAAGTGGTTATATTGGAGTAGTTTATTATCTAATAAGGTCATTACAAGGGTCACAAATTTTGTTAGTAAATGCTGTTTGGGATGGTTTGAGTGCTTTAATAGAATCCATAGCGGCTATAATTATATTAGGAGAACGCTTTGAAGACCCTCGGAAATATCTAGGTATAACATTGATTATTTTGGGTTTATTTTTCTTACGAATGCCATTAATAAGATCAGAAGAATTTCATTTTCCTAAAATTTTTAAGTAGGTAAAATTTATATATTTTAAAAAACTACTTAAAGAAAAACTGACATAATATATTATACAATCATAATGGTTAAAATTTGTTCCACCACTTATCCTGTATCAAATGAACTTAAATATAACAAATATTTTGAAAAGTACCCATTTCCTTTGAGTTCTTTTCAAAAACACGCAATTGAAGCAATTGTCGGAGGACATCATATTTTAGTTACTGCGCATACTGGCTCTGGAAAAACATTACCAGCTGAATTTGCTATTGAACACTTTGTTTCACTTAAAAAAAAAGTCATATATACATCACCTATAAAAGCATTATCTAATCAAAAATTTTATGAGTTTAGACAAAAATTTCCTGACATATCTTTCGGTATTTTAACTGGAGATATCAAAACCAATCCCGAAGCAGATGTTCTCATTATGACTACAGAAATCTTATTAAATACCCTTTATGCTAAACATCGTAAAGATGATAATACATCTTTTACTAATCAAAATAATAATTTAACTATGTTTGAAATGGATTTTGAAAAAGAACTCGCATGTGTTGTTTTTGATGAAATTCATTATATAAATGATTTGGATAGAGGTAAAGTTTGGGAAGAAACCATTATGATGTTACCTTCACATATTCAAATGGTAATGTTATCTGCTACACTTGACTCACCTGAAAAATTTGCGCTATGGTGTGAAACTAGAGGGGAGATTAAGAGTACAAATTCCGAAAAAATTGTTTATTTAACATCAACATATGAAAGGGTTGTACCCCTAACACATTATTCATATATTACATGTACTCAAGGTTTATTTAAGATTTTAAAAGATAAACAATTGGAAATGGAAATTATGAAAATTACGAATTCGTTAAATGTTATACAAGATTCAAAAGGCACTTTTAATGATACTAATTATTTAAAAATAAAAAAAACTTTGAAAACATTTCAAGATAAAAATCATTATGTAAAACGACAACATATTCTTAATAATGTAGCTAAACATATGTTTGATAATAATATGTTACCAGCTATTTGTTTTGTTCTAAGCAGAAAAGCCTTAGAACAATGTGCTAAAGAGATCACCGTTCCTTTGTTAGAAGATGATTCTAAAGTTTCTTATATTGTTCGTAAAGAATGTGAACAAATTATTAGAAAATTACCTAATTATCAAGAATATCTCAATTTACCTGAATATCTCAATATTGTAACTTTATTAGAAAAAGGAATTGCTATACACCATGCTGGAATAATGCCTATTCTAAGAGAAATGGTTGAACTATTATTTGCTAAAGGTTATATAAAACTTCTATTTGCTACAGAAACATTTGCTGTTGGAATTAATATGCCTACTAAAACTGTATTATTTACTGATGTTAATAAATTTGATGGAACTGGTCCAAGATTATTATATTCTCATGAATATACTCAAATGGCTGGTCGCGCTGGACGTCGTGGTATTGATACTGAAGGTCATGTAATTCATTTAACTAATTTGTTTAGAAATACTGATCAAGTCGCAATGAAAACAATGATGAAAGGTAAACCTCAAACACTTACTTCTAAATTCAAAATATCATACAATTTAATATTAAATTTAATTGATATTGGAGAGACTGATTATACACGATATGTTAAAAGAAGTATGGTTCAAGGAGATATTGAAAATAATATGAAAGAATGCTTCCTAAATATAAGTAAATTACAAGCAGAAATTGATAATATAAATATAGTTTTGGAAAATTGCCGAACACCAATTGCTATTGTTGAAGAATTTATTGATTTAAAAATTAAACTTCCATCTAGTGTTAATAAAAAAAGAAAAGAAATTGAACGCACACTCCAACAGATTAAAGATGGAAATAGATCTATTGAAAAGGATGCCGGAATTCTATCAAATTATAATTCTAAATGTTCGCAATTGAACAAATTAAATGATCAATTGGTTTCTACGGAAAACACATTACAAGTTAATGTCAATAAAGTAATCAATATGTTAATAGAAGATGGTTATATTAATAAAGAAAATAATATTAATTCTCTTTCCCTAAAAGGGCATATTGCTAGTAATTTGAGAGAGGTACATTGTTTAATATTTGCTAATTTAATTGAATCCGGAAAATTAAAACAATTTAAATCAAAAGAATTAGTTGGTATATTGAGTTGTTTTACAAATATAACTGTACCTGAGGAAAAACGAAGTATTTTACCTTCATCTAATTTTGATAATATTAAAAATTTTATTATGGATTTATATAATTCATTACAAAAACAATCTAATTTAGAATTATCAAATTCTATTGATACTGGAATTGATTATAGTTTACACTTTGATTTAACTGATTATGTTATTAAATGGTGTGAATGCGAAAATGATTCAGAATGTAAACAATTATTACATGATATTTCTTTGGAAAAAGAAATATTTTTAGGCGAATTTATAAAAGCTATTTTAAAAATTAATAATATAACAGCAGAAATGGAAAAAATTGCTGAAAATTTAGGTGATATTGAATTTTTATCTATCTTAAAAGAGGTTCCAGTTTTAACTTTAAAATATGTAGCTACTAATCAATCACTTTATGTATAAAATTTATTTATTAAAATAATATATAATATATTATGTATAAAGATTCAACAATCGTAACTCTTACATTTTTATTTAATATATTAACGATATTCGTTTTTTCTATAATTTATAGCTCAATTTCTCCTCATAATTTTGAACCATTAAATCCCAAAGATAAACTTAATTATGTAGATTATTTATTTTATAGTATTACTATCCAATGTGGAGTGGGTTTACCAGATATTACTGCTTTATCAGATTTAGCAAAAATTCTAGCTATGATTCAACAAGTAATTTTAATGGGAAGCGCATTTATTTTATTACAATTATTCTTAAGTTAAAAATACTAATTTTTACATAAAAATTATTATTTTTATTAAATAAAATATAATTTATATTGTCCGGTTCCATGTAATAGGTGGTAACTCACATGAAGATTCATTTGTATATTTATTTGAAGATTCACATTCTGAATTCAATGGTTGATATAAACCTATATGTAATTGACAGCTACTATAACATGTTAAACATGGTTGATTAAATATTTTAAAATCAGAAAATATATTCTGTGAGTCACTTTTTATCCAATAAACACTATCAAAATTTCCTGTATTCCAATAAGGATAATATTTTGAATTAGGTCCGATATATTTTGGATTAGTATTATTATTTAGATAATATGGGGATGATGAATCTGATCTAGGGCATTCATAATTTCCATCAGGACATGGGTTTACCTGTTTGAAAAATGCGTCTCCGTATAAATCAGTATTACCATTTGGTAATTCAATTGTATCTGGAAGACGATTTAATTGTCCTGCTCTATTTAATATATATGAACATAAACCTTGAATTGCCGCATGTTCCCAACAAATCAAAACATTTAAACCGTTAAATGGATTTGTAGGATCTAATGAAAATAGGTTAGATACTACTTCTGGAAAATCTTGATCTCCACCATAAATAAAGAACGGAATATTTAACATAAAAGATACCATACTTATTGTTTGTTGTGGTCTCATGGATGGATCAGATTTTGAATCACCAGAACTAGGACTATTATATGGACAAGGATTACATGTTATAATATAAGAAATTGGATTTCCTTGTTCTGCTAATTTATTCACGAAATTGATTAATTGACAAGCACGATAAATACCATTATTGTTTAATGAATAATCCGGGGACGAAGAATTTTTTTCACCGTGTCTAATTATAAAAATTTGAGATGGTCCTATAGGATTAGAACTAGAATTTGTACTAGAAGTTGGAGCTTTATTTTCATCTTGTTTCAATGTAAATTGAGCTCCAATAGTATTTTGATAAGAATTCCAAATACTATAAAGAACCTCCCAGGGATTTGTACCTTTTCCACCATAGTAAGCGTATTTATTTATAGGGAAACCGTTTGAACACTCATTTGAAGGAAGTGTTTGACTTTGAAATGTAATATTTCTGGAATTATTGTTTCTAAATGTTGAGAAACTTTTCAAAAATTCATCACTCATTAATTTATACTAATATTTTTTTTTTTTTTTTTTTAAAAAATATAAACTTGTAAATAAAAAAAAAATTTTTTATTATTTTTTTTTATTAATTTTTTTTTTAAAAAAAAAAAAAATATTTTTATTTTTTTTTTTTTATTAAAAATTATTAAAAAAATAAAA